CAGAATTAGAGAGTTCGGTTTTTGAAAAAGAGGGCTATTTAAAGTATGTAACATTCAAAGCGGATAAACCCTTAACTGGTAGGCTGGAAATAGTGAATGTTACCACTGGAAAAACGGAATATTACTCTAATTGTGTTTGGTTCTTGGACTCTACCGATGCAAAGGGACGCAAGTTCATCCGAGTAGCGACAAAACACGCCTACAATAGGAATTTATTTGAGTTTGATGAAGAGGGAGCGTGGATTGTGACCAATCTACCAGCATACTGCCTTGGCGATATACGAGTAGAGGCGGAAATATCCAACAACAGAATAGGTGGTAATTCTACGCTGAAAGTCAAAGATAGTTACATCGATGAAGTGGTAAGTTATGAGTTTTTGAGCGGAGGAGATGGCAACATCTTGAATTTTATTCAGGTTCACGCTACGAATAATCAGTTTTTTATCGATGGCACACAGAGAACGGCACTTGAAAAGATAGACCGCTCGGACTTTGCGATGAGTGGGAAAATGTCCTTTACCAATGTCAAAGATGCTGGGGGGCTGAATGTTCTACTAAATGAGTTTGAAATATTTTCTAAATAAAACACGATGAGAAACGAGATAATACAGGTAGATATAGAAAAAGTAAGGCGAGAGACAGCCACAGGGGGAAATACCTGCCAAAGGATTGCTTCTGTTTTCACGCAGTTGAACGATAATAAGGCGGAAAACAGCGAAGTTACAAAGAAACTTAATGAAAAAGCAAGTGTTACAGACTTAGATTTAAAGGCAGATTCGAACGCTGGAAACCTTACACCTCAACAGGTGGAGGCTTGGAACACTAAACTAAAAACACTCTCTGATGCACCAAGTGATAATAAGCAGTATGCTCGTAAGAATGGAGCATGGGAGGAAGTGGTAGCCACAGGAGGAGGCGGAGGTAGCGGTGGTAATAGCAGCAATGTAGCCAATAGTTCGCTCACTTCGGTAAATGGTGCAGGGCTTACCCTTGGGGCGAATTGGTCCATTGATACAGCAGGCTACTACTACTCTATCAAGGGACTTACTGACAAATCAGCTGATGATAGTTTTGATAGGTTTCTTGTGCAAGATGTTGATGGTAAGGTAGAAAATTTCCTGCTAAACAAACTATTCAGCAAGGCTTACGATATAGAAGACAAGGTAAACGACAAAGCGTTTAATGGCTACATTATGTATAATCCTAAAACGAAACAGATAGGATTTTCAGGCGGAGCGAAAGTTTCTACTACATTCAATGTTCCTGCGACTATCAATGTCAATATAAAGAATGTTTTGGCTAATATCAATGCTACAGCACCAGCAAGTAATCAGTATTCACAAGATATAAAAAACACCATAGCAAAGATAAAACAGTTAGAAGATATAGGATTTACGCCTGTTCTTGCTTCTGAAATGGTTGTAAGAACATTAGATAGAAGCAGATTTCCACAGGCGCTGATAACCAAGAACTATCAACTACCTACGCCTTTCATTTTGAGCGATGGAACAATCGCAGGAATTAGGTTTAATGTGTTTCCTGCAGATTTCAGAAATAATGCTTATATGGCATCACGAGAGAGCGAAGCTCTTTATTCAGTAGGAATAAACAAGGAATTACCTACGGACAGAAACTGGGTTTTTAAGTTTAGAACTTACAATAGCCCTCAAGTGTTTCGTGATGATAGGTCGTTTGGAGCCATTCATTTCTCTGACTCTCTTGATGCATCGCCAAGGTCTGATTTAGCTAATGATTTGATAATGAAAAATAGATGGGAAAGAGAGTTTGTAGTCGCAAATAACAGAGTATCAACACAAGCAAATATTAACGAAGTTGATGGGTTCGCTGATATTTATCTAATAAAAGAAGGGGGGGTGATTACGCTTTTCGCGATAATGAGAAACACAGGAAATATGACTATGACAACATTCGCAGCGCAAAGCACGGATAAATACATTCATTTTGTAACGCTATTTTCAAGTTTAGGACTTGCTGACTTCGTGATTAAAGATATAAGCTATAACATTCAATAAAACAATATAATATGAACGAAAACTTGATGATACCGAAGCAGGTACAGGGGATTTTAGATGAAGTAGAAAATACGCCACTTTATCTTGCGGAGTTGCTAATGGAAGCGCATCCGAAACTACCACAATTTAACCGATTTATCCGAGTGATAAACTTGGACGCCAAGAGCGAACACGAGTTTGTAATGTTCGGATATAAGCAGGTTTTAAAGGATAAGGATACAGGCGAGGAAATCAACATCCAACTGCCTACGCCTGAATGGGTAGTTTACAAGGACACTTGGAGTTACCTGCGAGGAACGAAGAATGAGCTTATCAATGTTCCTGTAAAAGATGAAGATGGCAATGCTACGGCAGAAACACAGCCGATAAAAGTCAGCAGTTACAAGTATATGCTTTGGCTGATGAAGAATAATAGAGCCACACTATTGCAGTTAATCCAAGGGTATTTGGCTGATTTTGTAAGGACTAAAAACGAAGAATTAGATAAGTTATGAAAAACATAGGCAAGTTTATAGGTGGGCTATTTCTGTTCCTTTTGGCGTGGTTGCTGTTTCTTCCTTTATCATTTTTGAATTTCTTGGCTGTGGCAATAAAGTTCAAGGATTTAGGCTATTTCAAGAGTTCGGCGGTCAATTTAGACCGCTTCGGAAACTTTGAGTTTAGAACGCTTTTCAATTTGGTTTTAAAGAAAAAGGGAGGCTATGAGTTTGGGAATTTTGAGGAAACGATAAGTTCAGCGCTTGGGAAAAACCAACGAAACGGCACACTGACAAGGACAGGAAGAATTTTAGCGTGTATTTTAGATATGATAGAAAAAGAGCATTGCAGAAAGAGTATTAAAGAATTTAAATGATGATGAATATTAGAGAGTTTATATTGAACAACTTGGTGTTGCTGTATAGAGGTGGATTTTTTGTGAAAATAAACGCTTCGTTCAAGCTGTGTATGCTTCCTGCGGTGGCAGTTTCGGCATTTGAGTATTTTTCAGGGCTTTATACCACGGATTTATCATTCCTCTATGGCGTGTTGTTCGTGCTGATGGTAGACCATATTCTTGGGACTTACCTGCATTACTTTGTAGATAAGGATTTTGCTTTTAAAACTAACCTTTTAGGATTATTGAAGAAACTAACAGTTATTCTATCAGGGTATTCCATGCTTTTGATTATGCATGATGCATTGGATGAAGTGGAATTTTTGGATGTCTATTTCAAAGTGATGATAAAATTGATGGTATTGCTTTATCCTCTTGGCTCTGCTTCGGTTAATTTGCACAAAGTAACGAACGGAGCATTCCCTCCGAGTGGACTTCTGAAGAAGATAAAGAATTTTGAGAAGACTGGCGATTTGGAAAGTTTAAAGGAAAAAACGGAAAGTGATGAAAATAATTAAACTCTTAAAGATTAGCGTTCTCCTGCTGGTGCTTTTTGTGTTGTTTTCGTTGTTGATGGCAGGTTGTGGAGCGAGGAAAGTAAGAAAACACGAGGAAAAAGAAGAGCATAAGACCGAAATCAAAGAATCGGTAAAGAAAGATTCTGTTTCGGAAACGAAAACCGAGGAAACGGCTAATATCAAAACACTTACGAAGTCTTTGGATTTTGCGATAAAGCCAATAGGCAGCGAGCCTGTGCAGTTTAAATTCCTATACAACGGCAATGTTGTAGAGGGAAGCGCTAACGGAGAGGTTTATTTCAAGGATAAAAAACAGGCAAAAGACTCTATCATTAAGATAATAGAGCAAGTAAGGGTTGAAGTAGAAAAGCAGGAACAGAAGCAGACAAAAGAACAGCATAAGCAAACAAAGGAAGAGAAACAATCCGAGAGAGCCGAAAATTGGATAGTATATTTAATTCTGATTATTGTGGGAATATTCCTTTGGGAAAGGCTGGAAAAGGTAATTGATAAATTCAAATGATATGGCGGATATAAGAAGTTTAAGACCATTTATATTAAAATGGGAAGGGGGATTGTCAAGAGACACAAATGATACAGCGAGCAGGGCAAAATGTCCTACGCCTTACAAAGGAAAGGCAGGCTACCATACGAATAAGGGCATAACTTATGCAGTATGGCGTTCAGTGTTTGGTTCGGATAAGGATATGCGGTTCTTGGAAATGAACGATGCGGATTGGGATATAGTAATAAAAAGGCTGTTTTGGGACAGGTGGATGGCGGATTTGATTGAAGACCAAGCATTAGCGAATACCCTTGTAGATTGGGTTTGGGGAAGTGGTGCTTATGGCATTAAAATTCCTCAAAGAATGCTTAATGTTACAGCCGATGGTGTGGTAGGCGCAAAGACCATAGAAGCACTGAATAACGCACCGAAAGACTTTTTGCAAAGGCTTTATAAGGAAAGGGAGGATTTCCTGCATAGAATTGTAAAAAATAATCCAACACAAAAGGTATTCCTGAAAGGCTGGATGAACAGGATGAACGATTTGAAGAAATGGAATGAGAGGTTTTGAGGGTAGTTCAATGGGGGTAGTTTAGGATAGATTTATTTTTCAATTTAATATCTTTGCAGTATGGGAAGTATCCAAAATTTAAGAATATTATCACAAATATTTTCTCCCAATATGTTTAAAAAAATAATTAGGGGACAGGATACATTATTTTTTAACAAAAAGATAAACAAACATTTTCATTCTCAAAAAAACAACAATACTAATCTCAATATAATTAAAACAGTATATAAAGACTTACAGAAAGATTATCGGTGTGAGTATATATACAAAAATAATTTATTACTTGATATTATAAATAAGCATTGTCTTGATGAAACTTTAACGCTTAATGAATTAAAAATAGGTTCATCAAAAGCAGATTTGGTTTTGCTTAATGGAATTATAAGAATATTTGAAATAAAAACCGAATTAGACGGGTTGGGCAAACTATCAAAACAAATTTCTGATTATCAAAAATTTGCAGATAGTGTATATATTGTTACAGATGAAAAATATGCACAAAAACTT